AGTTAATCTCTTCTTCAAGTCGTTGGTTGCGGGCGCGTACTTGTCTGATCTCCCTTTCTAGTTCCGCAATCACTGCTTGATGTTCTTCCTCCGCTTTATTCCAAGCGTCAGACCAACAGATAAAGAATGCCTCCTCGTTCTGCGGTCTGTGCTTTCTACACCAGTCATGCCATGAAGGAATCATATTTTCCATGGAGTGCCTCCGAAAGTTTTTGGCGAGCGGCTTTTATCAGTGGGTCGTAATCAAAATCTTCATTTAGTTCGTACTCAACCAACAGTTTCTCTAGTGCAACCGCCGCATCGTAAGCGCGAGACCGCCTGATAAATTCATCGCTCTTCATGCGTGTGCTTTTAATGCCCTCGATTACTGCTTGAGTGAGGAAGGTCTGGAAGATCTCATCCATCGTGTCTTTGTCTGCGTTGATTGCGTAAGTCGCACTCCCATCCTCGTGCTCCTCCTTAAGTTCTATATTAATGCGGGAGGGAGGTCGGGTATCTCCTTCTTCCACTTCTTCTTGAAGTACTTCGCCACTAGTATGCGTTCGGTTTCCGTCTTCCAAGGGCAAGACCATCTGCTCATCGTAAGGCCACTCTCGTGCAGACTTTCTGAGGGAGTTCCAGAACGCTTCGTCTTCATCTTCTTTGATTGTGTAGTCATTCCGAATGTCCTTGAATAAACCGCCAACAGTTTCCTGCATCTCGTTAACTTTCTGAGATGCCATGTAAAGAACTTCGCCGATGCTTTCGCAGTTGGGTAAACGAAGACCATTTTGTGTATGCAGCGCGTCTTCACAGGTTGACAGGATGTTTTTAACTTCCCAAAGTTTTGTATCTAAATCGTCAATTTTGTTCCAAGTAATAGTCATGTTTGTGCTCCTTTCAAGTTAAGCGAGGCGAAGGATTTCTACTGCGTTGTCTGTGATGCAAGTCTTGTAAGACTCGTTACCCCAGTTGATAGAACACCATGCGGCTGCTGCTGCGCGTAGTGCTTGTCTCTCGGTCTTGTATTTAGCAAGCGGGACGGATGCCACCTGTCCGACAGCGAGGTTCTCCACATAGGAACGGAAGTGCTTTTGTAACTCACCATACTGACGGTGGGACTTGGCTTTACGAAGCACGGGCTTGGGGGGTGGGGCTACTTGCAGATTGCCGTACTCGTTACCCTCAAGGTCAATGACTTTGTACTGCACACCAGTGGCGTTGAGGATTTTTACTGCGTCTTTGATTGCGCGTGTGATGATGGTTGATTGCATTTGTAGTTCTCCTTTTTGGTTAGGTTTAATACTTACTTACGGGTTAATCGAGGATGTTCTCTTCTTGATCTTCTTGATCTTCTTGATAGTGTTCTGCGATCTCGTGCCAGTTAACATCGGATATGAACGCTAGGGCGTAATCTCTTGCGATGCCCTCGGGGGTGCTCTCGTAGATGATCTCTTCAACAAATTCTCTAGCGCTATCGGCCGACCAATACATCTCTGACCCATCGAACATCTCAAGATTGACTCGCCATGTGGCGTAGTTAGTCCATCCGTTATAAGTTTCATTCATGGTTTTCTCCTTTTTAGTGGTGGTACTACGGGTAGTATATGGTCAAACATTTGACACAGCAAGCGATTACTAAATGCTCTCTTACGGGACTGCCATTTAATGCCTCGCGCCCTGCGCTGGCGCACGAAGTGTCTGTCTGCTTTATTCATACTCACCTCCTGCGTACGGTGTAGTCGTATCCATAGTCGTAGTCATACGCGTACTTAAAACTTTCATCGTATGCGTAGTCGTCGTACTTACTGTCCTCGCCTAGCAGTTCCTTGCGAACCAAGTCAACGAATGTCTCGGGGTCTACATACGCCATGTCCACCATCTCCGAGCGGCTCATGTTGTAGATACTCTTGTTGGTTGTGTCCGCGTACAAATAGTTGTAGTCCTCGGGGTCGGGCACGGTCGGATCGCGCTCAGTTGGTAGGCTCTCCCAGTCCACCTGCAAACAAGCCTCACGCAAGGCAAGCAGCGTGGGCAGGTGCAGTCTCTCTTTGGCTGTGTGTTCGTTTGAGTAGCCGCATGAGATGTTGGTGCATTCGGGGATAATCTCCGTGTAGTTGGCGGTGTCTGTAAATATCCCAGTTGCATCGGGCATATACATACACGCTTCGTTCTTGTTTAACGCATCCGATAGAGCCTCGGCAAACACATCTGAACAACACCGCCCCATGCCTTGATGCGTGATGACACTTGTCGAACCCCGCCTGTCGAACGCAATCGCGCGGTCATACCCTTTCAGGAATTCGTCATAGTGTGCAGCCAAGAATCTTGAGCCGATACCGCCTACCTCTTCAGCCCTGTGGAATACATAAGTTCCTGGCACATTAGCATCAATCATCTCCAGCATGAGCCAAGCACCAGCGGCATCATCCGCACCCAAAGCCTCGCCGTCATCCTTATAGTACTCGCTGGTTTGTTTGTCGAACTTAACGATCTGCTTACCCTCGGTGCGATGAACGCTGTCGGTGTGACAAGAGAACAGGGTGCGCGACTTATCATCGGTTATTACAACGAGTGCCATGTCGTTGAGATTGGTCATACCATACGGGGCGAGAAACTTTTCAATCCATTGTTCCTCTGATTCTGAATTGTGCTTACGCTTGTATGTAAGCATTGCGTGTAGTCTTTTAAGCATGGCTTGTTCTCCTTTATCGTCCGTGGATACATAGATTGATGTCGTAGTTGCTGAGGTTGCTAAGACCTATCCTCCGCATAAACGCATAGATTTTTCTAGTGGAAAAGGCGTAGCGCTCCAGCACTTCCCTCGCCGTGAATATATCTGGCATCACGAGATTGCCTAGGTCATCTACTACGGTTCGTTCTTCAGCCCGTAACTGCGCGAGTATTTCATCGTCGTTCTCACGACCCTCTTCGTAGCAGTCGAACCCCCCGTCCGTCTGCCTCACAAATACAAAGGCTGTTTCAACAAACAGTTGCATACTTGGGACATACCGCCATTCCCCGTCAGCCATCATCAGCGCATCCGATATGGGTACAACCCCATCACCTTCGGCATCCACGGCGTCGTCTCGATGTAGATACTCATCAGCGGCATCGGAATACACGATGTCATTCTCCTGCAGATAACTATCGTGATACGCACGATCGTTTACATAGATGACATGCTCTCCATGTACCCAGTCCTCACGACCGTGTCGACCAACCGCCACCACATACCTTCCGTGGTTTGTGCAACCGTGGCAGAGATAATGACCGTAATAATCTGAATACTCCCAGTCAAGGTCGTCTGGGTCGTCGACATCGACATCGGTGTTACACCCCTCGCAGTAGGCTGTGCTAGATTTGCGTCCATACACACCTCTAGTATCGGAGCAGTAAAAGTCATAGTCGCCTGAACTATCACAGATGACGAACCCCGTATCTGTAAGTTTTACCGTCTTTCTGCTGCCATCGATATACGGCAGGACATATACACTGTCGTCGTCGTCGTTGTCGTCTTTAATCTCCAGCAGTCGCGCACCAACAGGCCAACTGTCCGCCATGAAATACCCCATGAGTTCTAGCCTGTCCCGCAACGCGCTGGCTTCTACGCCATAGACACGGACAAAAGATTTAGACGGCTCATGCACGATAGCCCGAGCAACATACGGCGTGTTATTGCTGAACGGATCTGTCATCCAGACGATTCTGAACTCACCGCTCGCATACACTTCGACTGGGTGGTAGTCCCCGACAACATCGAATCTGCTTACTGACCCAGTCATGCACGACCCACAAGAACCTAAATTGTCGTGCTCGTAGACACCACGAAAGTACTCCCGTGTGTCCCCAAAGTGAATGTCGAACTTCTTCACCCCGTCTGCCATAGACCGAATGACCTCAGGCGCCAGCAAGTCCCCGTAAAACTTCTGAATATATCGCCCGACCTTCATCACCACTTGACGATCATCTTTGCCATACTGAACCGAGGGTGTGTATGCAACCATGGTCGGCTCGTTCAGGGATATGTGCGGCATATGCCACCACAACGACAGGTGTCGATCCTGTAAGTCAAGACTGCGAAACTGCTCGACAAACAGAGGCGGTTGATACTTGCCAGTATTGAACCAGTGATACTCGCGCCATATCCAAAATAAATCATCTGGCATCATGGTTTCGAATATCGGCTCGAACTTCTCCCAAGCATCGTTATTCCAGACCCAGTTTGTGACGCAGTCACCGAGCCTATCCTTTAGCCACTCCGTTTCGCGTAAGTCGGATGGGATGCTTGAAGTCACCTCGTGGGTGTCGGCAAGTTGCGTGAGCATATTCGTGTTGGGTACGCCCGCCAGACCTGCACGATCCCGCAGCATCGCCAAGTCAATTATCCAGCCGTAAGACTCTCGGTTGCCCCGAATCAGATCGAACACGCTTTCTTTAGTCTGAATTTTCATGGCTCCTTCTCCTTTCGTTTATTTAAGTTTGTTCACAGTCAGGGTGAACTCCTGCCACTCGCTGCGCCCCTCGTTCATATCTAGTATGCGTTTGGTGCGCGGTCTAAGTAGTGCGGCGAATGACTCCTGTGTGACTGCCGTGCAGTCTGGTCTGCTTGGCTCCTTGGGTAGGTGCTTGGCAAACTCTTTTAGTAGTGCGGCTTGCTGTGGTTTAAACATGGCTACTCTCCTTTATGTGGGGGATACCGCCCCCTTCGGTTTTGGGACAGGTGTCCCAAAATCTATTTCGAACCTGTCTCGTATCTCAAACGGCAACGCTCTGTGCCGCTCGTGTAAATCGTTTGACATATGGGCATCGACTAACTCCTGCCATGTCTGCGGGGGGTTCTTGCCCAGCCGCTTGTGTTCGCGTAGTTGGTTGCGCACCTCGTTGAGGATGGCGCGGTATTGGGTAATGAAGTCAAAGCCTGCGGTTTTACATGGGTCGCTCAGGCTCACGGCGGTGCGTATGTAGTTGCGTTTGTTTGCCAGCACTTTTAGGCGGGCGCGAATTTGGTTGTCCAGTTCTTGATAGCAGACGGCGAACTTTTCTCCTCGGGCGCGGCGCAGGGCATCGGCTTTTGCTTGGGTGTTTTTATGGCGCAGGAGTTCGACTAGCCCATCGATGACCTCGGGTGTGAGGAGCGGGTACTTGGGTGCGTAGTTTGTCAAACGCTTGCGGTACTCCTCGGGTGATTCGTACTGTTTGACAATCACGAGGTTGCAGAAGGAGGGGGTTGCTTTTTTCATGGTGTGCTCCAAGTGTAAAAGGTTTGACAGGTCGTGTCCAGTGCGTCCACCAATTCAGTCCAAGTGTCCAGCAGTGGTGGTCGGCTGGAAGCCTTATGGGGCTTGGGTTTGATCTCTACCAGTACGGCATGACTACTAGAATAAATATAAAGCAAAGGCAGACTAGAAAGAAGAAAGTTCGTCCACTTATAGAGAGAGATATATATAAATATTATTAAATATAAATATATGTAGTCATGCTGGACTGGTGGACGCTGAATCGTTGTGGGGCTTGGGTTTGCGCTGTCCACGGGTGGTGGACAGTAGGACTGAATCGGTGGGACAGGTGGACGCACCCTTATAAATACTGGGCTTGGCGGCAACACCCTCGCCAAGCCCCCTAAACGGCTCAAGAATCGGTTGACGATAGTTCCATGTAGGTGGGGAACCATCGAGCCTTGGGAGGGCTTCCTGTGCGTTTCTGAGCCTTGTATGAGGCGAGTTGTTTGCGTTCTACCTCTAACTTGTAACGCTTGGGTGCGTACTCGGCGAGTATCTGCTCGCGTGTTTTCTTCTTTGACATGGCTTACTCCTTTCAAGTGGTTTGGGACAAGTGTCCCAAAAAGAAAAGGGGTGTCCCTAACCGCTGAACACCCCTCGCTCGCACAACTGCAACGCTGTGAAACTGTCAAACGGAAGCGAGGAATCGCTTCTGCTCTGCCTTACTCAATGCCTCGAACGCCTTGAGCAACTTGGCAACGGCATCAACCTTCTGTTTCTTGGCTCCGCCTCGCCCGTCCTGTGCAACCTTGTGATACTTGGCGATAGTGCGGTTCCATTGCTTCTGTGCGGCTTCATGACGATTACTGCTAACTGCCTCCTCGCTCGTGAAGAAGCGATACCCGCCATTGCTCGCCTGACTGACAAAGCAATCATAGTGAACCGCATGAGACTCTGCTAACTCCGCAATGTCCCCTGCGGGCAAGTACCCGCCCCGAAGCCTACTAAGCAATGCCTCGCTCAGTTGATTACCTGCCTTGAGATAGCCGAGGTAAAGCGCACTAAGTGTTTTTTGGTTCTGCATGGTTCTTCTCCTTAAGAAGTCTTTGGGACAGGTGTCCCAAAAACAAAAGCCCCGCAACTGGCGGGGCATCAGATCGGCTGGCAAACCCAACCGATACATCTATTATACCACGGCAGGGTTTTTGCTTCTAAGCCAGCCGAGCAGTTTTGGAGTTTTGCAGACCCCACCGTGGGGGTATCCCCCCTTTTTTGGGTGGGGCTGGGCGGCGGACAAGATCACTATTCCGTAACCACTCCAAAAAATTTTGTCCAACTATGTCTAATAATAGACAACACATATCTAAACAAACCCGCGCTAAACTCGGCGAGCCATGCAAGCCAATCCCTACAAAATCCAAAAAATAAAGCTGACAGATACCGCAGCAACCAAGGCCATCGTGCGCCTACACAAACAGTGCTTCCCCGAAGACGACGTACTCGAACCCACTGAAGGCTACTGGTGGGTTGTCAAATATCAGACAGATGTGGTAGGCTTCGCCGCGATGCGTCGTTCTACCCGATGGAGTGACACGGGATATTTGTGGAGAGCAGCAGTTGCACCGCTGCACAGGGGCAGAGGAATACAAAAGCGGTTGATTTTAGTTAGGGAACGGATGGCGCGCCGCCTAGGTTGGGCGTACATGATTAGCGACACAAACCAGAACACACAAAGTGCAAACAACCTCATTAAAGCCGGATACAGAATGTACGACCCCAAATGGCCATACGCCTTTGAAACAACGTGCTACTGGAGAAAGTACCTTGGACAAAAAGGAAAGAAAGCGAGAGCAGAGTAAGAAGTACTACGCAGCAAACAAAGAAAAAATACTCGAGAAGAAAAAGAAAAGACGCGCAGATTTTCCAGAAATACAAAAAGCCGCCGCCAAGGCGCACTACGAAAACAACAAACAGAGCTACATAGAACGCTCGGCAAACCGAAAGAAGTCACTAAGAGCAGAGTGGGCAGCGTTTAAAGCAACGCTATCTTGCGAAAGATGCGGGGAGAACCACCCCGCGACATTTGATTTTCACCACGTGGTTAGAGACAAATCGAATGAGAAGGTGCACAAGCTGGTCGGTAACGGCTCGTATGCGCGGGCCCTTGAGGAAATAAAAAAGTGTATTGTGCTGTGCGCCAACTGCCACAGAAAGCTGCACTACGAGGAAGAGCTGGAAAAGAAACGGGCTAAAAAACCTAAGAAAAAACCTAGCAGTTCTGTCAAAGTTTAGACATACAAAGGTAAAAAAACCCCCAGCAGCGCTGGGGGACAAAGTGGGATCACCCACCAAGAAGGAGAAGTAACCATGAAGAAAGTCTTCACAAGCTACAGATAGCGAGTATACACTGTAAAAAACGGAGCGCAAGTGTTAGATCACTTAATTGAATTCACTCCCGAGGTGCTGACTAATCCGGCAGAGGTGGTTGTTACTGTCGAAAAAGCGACACCCAACGAAATGTTTAATGCTCAGGTCGCTACGTCGGACTGGATAAAGTCTTTGGGCGTAGAAGACGATGAGGAGATGCTGGATGTGGCGCAGACATCGGCAGCGCGGGAGGCATTTGTTGCGCTTACAACTAATACAAAGCCAAAACAAGTCAAGGATTTGCTGTTAAAAGTAGAAACCCCTGAGGCAGTTCGGCATGTCGTAGCTATGTTGACCGCGTATGATTGGGAGTTTGTTAACCAAGCTAAAGAATTGCGGGGGATGGCCGTTGCAAAACTCGTGGAAGAGACGAATCACCCCGATGCAAGGATCCGGCTGCGGGCTATCGAGCTTCTGGGAAAGGTCACGGAGGTCGCCCTCTTCACGGAACGTATGGAGATTAAGAAAACTGACCTTACAGACACTGAACTCGATGCGAAGATTAAGGAGAAGCTAAACCGCCTAAACAATGTCATCGACATAAAGCCTGAAGACGTGCAAATAAGCGCAAATGACTAAGCAAGTGAGTGAACAAGAGATGCAGTTATTGTTGTCTACGATGACAACGCAAGAGAAGTTAGATTTTCTAGAGGCTCTGGACGAAAAAGAAAAGAGAACGCGCATAGTAAATGCGCAAAACAGCGTAATTTCGTTTGCTCAGGAGGTATATCCCGGGTTTAAAGAGGGGGCACATCACAGAAAGCTGGCAAAAATATTTGATGACGTGCTGTCGGGTAAGAAGAAACGGGTAATTATTAATATCGCCCCGCGTATGGGTAAGTCTGAGTTTAGTTCTTATCTGTTTCCGGCATGGTTTCTGGGTAAATACCCAGAGAAAAAGATTATTATGGCTACGCACACCGCGTCGCTTTCAGAAGATTTTGGTCGCAGAATAAGGAATCTTATCGATGCTGATGAATACAAAAGAATATTTCCTAACACAGCTATTGCCGAAGATCAGAAGGCAGCTGGCAAGTGGAGCACATCACTTGGGGGTCAATATTACGCCGTCGGTGTTGGAGGTGCTCTTGCAGGTCGTGGTGCCGACCTGTTCGTTATTGACGACCCTCATTCTGAACAAGATGTAAAGACAAATAGTAGGCTGGCGTTTGATAATGCTTGGTCTTGGTTTCAGACTGGACCGCTGCAGCGACTTATGCCGGGCGGTGGAATAATTGTCGTGATGACTCGGTGGTCGCTGATTGATTTAACTGGGCGGCTGCTTGATTTCCAAACAAAAAACCCTGACGCAGACACATGGGAGATTGTTGAGCTGCCTGCAATTCTTCCATCTGGTAAAAGCCTGTGGCCAGAGCAGTGGCCTGTTGAGCAGTTGATGGCTAAAAAAGCGGGGATGGATCCACGCTACTGGAACGCGCAGTATATGCAGGACCCCACGGCAGAAGAAGCGGCTATGGTTCGCCGCGAGATGTGGAAGATGTGGCCAAAAGACAATCCACCGAAGTGCGAGTTTATTATTCAGTCTTGGGATACGGCCCACGAAACCAAAACAACTTCGGACTATAGCGCCTGCACTACGTGGGGTGTCTGGTATAACGAGGAGGAGGGGGACTCGCCGCATCTGATACTGCTCGATGCATTTAAAGCACGGATGACTTTTCCGGAACTAAAAGAATCGGCGCTTAAGCACTATAAGGAGTGGGAGCCTGATGCGTTTATTGTGGAGAAAAAAGCGGCGGGTGGACCGTTGATTCAAGAATTGCGTAGGATGGGTATCCCAGTGCAAGAGTTTACTCCCAGCAGAGGCAATGATAAGATTGTGCGCCTTAATGCAGTATCAGATTTATTTGCATCTGGCAAGGTGTGGGCTCCAGACACTCGGTGGGCGCGAGAGGTAATAGAAGAAATTGCGGCTTTCCCAGTTGGAGAACATGACGACTTTGTAGACACAACATCGCAAGCACTGTTAAGATTTAGACAAGGCGGATTTATTTCGCTAGACTCTGACCAAGTTGATGATGCGCCGATGTGGCGGGCCCGTAAGGCTGCTTACTATTAAGGACTTATATGGCTGTTGATAAATCTCTATACAAAGCCCCAGTCGGAATAGCCGAAGAAGCTGCCGCTCTTGAGGGTGAGCCAGAGCTTGAAATCGAAATCATCGACCCGGAAGAAGTAAACATCAAAATGGGCGATATGGAAATAAGCATCGATCCAGATGCAGAGCCCGATTTCAGTATGAACCTTGCAGAAGAAATAGATGACGGGGAGTTGGAGTCTCTGTCTGGCGATTTGCTAGGGGACATCCAAAACGATATTGACTCCCGTAAAGACTGGGAAGAGGCATATAAAAATGGCCTTGTGCTGATGGGCTTGAAGTATGAAGAGCGCACAGAACCGTGGGATGGGGCGTGCGGTGTGTTTCACCCGATGATTACTGAGGCGGTTGTGCGGTTCCAGAGTGAAACCATTATGGAGACGTTCCCCGCGCAAGGCCCCGTCAAGACGCAGATTATTGGTAAAGACAGCCCAGAGAAAGATCAGGCGGCGGCCCGTATTAAGGCCAACATGAACTACGAGCTCACAGAGCGCATGACGGAGTTTAGGCCGGAACACGAACGCATGCTATGGAACCTGCCAGCAACGGGATCAGCATTTAAGAAGGTGTACTACGATCCCAGCCTGCAGCGCCAGATCTCTGTGTTTGTTCCAGCCGAAGACATTATTCTGCCGTATGGAGCGTCTAACCTAGATACATGCGAGCGCGTAACGCACCGCATGCGTAAAACAGAAAACGAAATTAAGAAGCTGCAAGCCGCTGGGTTTTACCGAGACATCGAGCTGCCAGATCCCCCCAAGCAGATTAACGACCTGCAGAAAAAGAAAGACGAAGAGACTGGCTTCTCAGCCATGCACGATGAGCGCTATGAGTTGTACGAGTCGCACGTCTCTCTGAATCTGCCCGGGTACGAAGATGAAGACGGTATTGCACTGCCATACGTAGTAACGGTGCTAAGCCATACAGGCGACATTTTGTCCATACGCCGCAACTATTACGAAGACGATCCGACCAAAGCTAAACGCAATCACTTCGTACACTATCAATATATCCCCGGCTTTGGGGCGTACGGCTTTGGACTGTTTCACCTGATTGGGGGATACGCTAAATCGGCAACGTCCATCATGAGACAGCTGGTGGATGCGGGTACATTGGCTAACCTGCCGGGCGGACTGAAAGCTCGGGGTCTGAGAATTAAGGGCGATGACACGCCGATTGCTCCGGGCGAGTTCCGAGATGTGGATGTGGGTTCCGGGTCTATTCGGGACAACATCATGCCCCTGCCCTATAAAGAACCGTCTGCCGTCCTGTCCGCTCTGCTAGATAAGATTGTTGAGGAAGGCCGTCGTTTTGCGGCAACAGCGGATATGCAGGTCAGCGACATGAGTGCGCAGGCCCCGGTCGGTACAACGCTGGCTCTGTTGGAGCGCATGCTCAAGGTAATGTCTGCAGTTCAGGCTCGGGTGCACTTTGCGTTTAAACAAGAGCTTCGCCTGCTGGCAGCCATCATCAGGGACTACACCGACGACTCATACAACTACGACGTTGAGGGTGCGGATCGCAGTGTAAAAAAATCCGACTACGACCATGTAGATATTATTCCGGTCAGCGACCCCAACGCGGCTACGATGTCTCAGCGGGTTGTGCAGTATCAGGCGGTTATTCAGCTTGCCCAGCAAGCCCCGCAAGTCTACGACATCCCCATGTTGCACCGCCAGATGCTTGAGGTGTTAGGTATTAAAAATGCCGCCAAGCTTGTTCCGCTGCCAGATGATGAGACTCCGAAGGATCCCCTGACGGAGAACATGAACATCTTGAAGATGAAGCCCGTAAAAGCGTTCATGTACCAAGACCACGCAGCGCATATTGCAGTGCACAACTCCATGATGCAGGACCCCCAGATGGCGCAGATGTTGGGACAGAACCCGCAGGCTTCCGTAATGATGGCGGCTATGCAGGCGCATATTGCTGAGCACTTGGGATACGCATATCGCAGGCAGGTGCAAGATGCAGTGGGTATTCCCTTGCCGCACCCCGATACCAAGCTACCTGAAGAGGCAGAAGTTGAACTATCTCGCATGGTTGCAGAAGGAGCTCAGCAGGTGTTGGCTCAGAGTCAGGTACAGGCAGCTCAACAGGAAGCCCAACAGCAGGCACAGGATCCGGTCATGCAGTTGGAGCAGCAGAAGATTCAGATCCAGATGGCAGAGCAGCAGCGTAAAGCGCAGAAAGATCAGGCTGACTTTGCTCTTGAGCAGGAGAAACTGGAGCTTGAGAGACAGAAACTATCTCAACAGTTCGAGGCTGACGGGTTCAAGACGATGACAAAACTGCAGCACGAGAAAGAAAAACTTGCCAGCCAGAACGAGCAAGCCGGGTTTAAAACAGCAATCGACGCACTGAAAGGTGGCGCTAAGTGATTGATAAATTTGTAGAAGTACTACGGGGTAAGATCCGCGAAGACATGAATAACTACGCCGATGATGTTGCTACCGGCGGCTGTAAGACGTACGAAGAGTACAAAGAATTATGCGGGGTGATCCGGGGTCTAGCCATCGCAGAGCGGTACTTACTTGACCTTGCCAAAAACGTGGAAGACGCAGATGACTGAAGAAAGAAAGGCAACGCAGTTGCCAGAACCCAAAGGTTGGAAAATTCTTTGCGCAGTACCTGAAGTAGATGACAAATACGAATCTGGAATCCTAAAGCCGGAATCTATTACCAAAGTAGAAGAGAACGGCACGCTGGTTTTGTTTGTGATGCGTATTGGATCTGAAGCGTATAAGGATGAAGCCAAGTTCCCCACCGGCGCATGGTGTAAGGAAGGAGACTTTGTGTTAGTGCGTGCTTACTCAGGAACTCGTTTTAAAATTCACGGTCGTGAGTTCCGCCTGATTAATGACGATCAGGTTGAGGCCGTTGTTGAAGACCCTCGCGGATATAGCCGCGCTTAACTTGGAGAGAGCCATGTCTGAGAATTTTAAGTTTCCCGATGAGCAAGAAGATCTCGTTGCTGAAGTAGAAGTTGAAGAAGGCGATGTAGAGATTGAAGTTATAGATGACACCCCCGAACAGGATAGAGGCCGTAAGCCGCTTGACCGGGAGGTAGAAGATCCCTCGGATGATGAGATTGCCCAGTATGGGGACAAAGTCCAGAAGAGGATGAAAGAGCTTACCCATGCTCGGCACGATGAGCGCCGTGCTAAAGAGGCTGCCCTGCGTGAGCGTG